TGTTTTTCTTCCTTCTGTCCAAACATCGCCTTCTTTATAGTCTTTTTGTTTAGTGCTATAACCTATTTGTGTACCAGTTGAAGCATCAGTTTTTCCTGTAAGTAAATTACGGGCTCTTTGTACATCTTTTCTTTTAAATTCTTTTTTTAACATAACTTTTAACTTATATCCATAGCATCATTATAGTCTGCTTTGATTCCTTTTTTTTCTAATGCTTTTACTATATTATCTAATTCATTTTCTCTATATCTTCTAGGTACTTCCATGTCAATACCTAAATTTTTAAGATATTTTGTTCCTTCTTCTCTATCTAATCTTTTACCATCTACTTTCATTTTATAAAATCTATCACCAGGGGTTGAGTATGTTATATCTACTTCTTCTTTTAAATATCCTAATTCAGTAGCTGTTTCTTTTAATTCATCTTTTCTACCCATCATATCCTTAACAAATGCTGCTTTAGGGTCTTCTGGTAATCTGTCTATTTCGCCTTTTCTAACTAAACCCATATAATATAGTTTAGCTTTTTGGTCTAATGATAAGTTTTTTATTCTATCCATTTTATTTTTTTGCTCCAGGTTTCCCTGCGTTAAAATTATTTTTACTAAATTCTAATCTGTCAACTAATTTAATACCATTTTCAGTGTGATCAACTGCTACAAATCCTTCTGCTTTAGTTACGCTTAAAGTACCATCTCCATTGTCGATAAAGTGTTTAGTTGCTACAGCTTTATCATATTTGGTTATAAATATAGACTTTGCTTCAGAAAGTAATTTACTTACTTTAAATATATTTATTATATCTTGTTTTTGAGATTCAAATTCTCTAAGTTTCTCTTCACCTGCTTGTCTTTTTCTTTCTTTTGATTCTGGTCTAGAAACTTTTTCAATACTTTTATCTACTGCTTGTTGATACCAATTTTTAAATCTTTCAAAAGACTTAGATGGATCATCTAAAAATTCACCCTGTCGTATTTCACTATTAATATAAGTATTTAGATTTTTTAGAGGTAAATTAGTGTAATCTACATTTATAGAATCTGATTCATTAATTTTTTCTAATACAAATTTTTCTTCTTCATCACTTAATAAAATACCAGTATCATCCTTAAAAAAAGCATCATCAAACCATACATTTGTTGATTTATTTAATCCACTTACATTAGCTCCAAATGAAGCGCCACCACCACTTAAATCATTATAAGTAGTGTGAAATATAATTCCTATTCTTGCTGCTATAATTTTTTTACCTAATTCAGAATTTGCTTCAATTGCATATCTAATTGTGTTAGGTTTAAATGTATAATGTGTAATTCCTTCTATGTCTTCTGTTTCAACATCATCATTATCAAACATAAAATCACCTTGTAAAATATTTTTTATTCCTAAAGAAGGTAAATATTGTAATGCTAATTTTAATTTTTTTGCTAAACCAGCTGCATGTCCGTGATTTTGGTCTATATCTTTAGGTGTATAATTAATTTTTGGTTCTTTATTAAATACTGATTTTGTACCTACAAAAAACTGTCCATTATCAGGATTAATACCTGTAAATATAGCAGGTGCACCATCCCATTTTACAGAAACATTTTTAATTGTATTATCTTGTCCTTTTAAATTTTTAATTAATTCATAAAGAAAAGATTTTGCTTTATTAAAACCATCTTGTCCCTGAGTTAATACTAGTTCTTCAAGATGTGTTAAGTGTGTGTTTGCTTTTACTTCTGATAGCATTTCATTTATTTGTGTTTTCCACCAATCTTTTGAAAATACACTTTCTTTTTTCATTCGTTGTGTTTTTTTCTTAGATGCTTCTTTACGTTTTTTAATATATTCAAAAGCAGATCTTAAACGTTTTTTAACAGCTGGATCTTTTGATCTACCTAATGCTGCTCTAACTCTTTGATGGATTAAATTTATAACTTGGGATTGACGTTTATGTGATTTACTTTTAAATGAAGCTTTATTTAAAGTGTCTACTATGTCTTGTCTAGTTGAGAATTTAACTTTAACTGTATCTTTTGGGTTTTCGTCTGTGTATAATCTTCTCCCCGATCCCTTTGGTTTTTTACCTGTTCCTTTTTTAGGATCTGCTTCATTTACATTTTCTTTATGGGTTGTTGTTTTTAATGTTTTAGCTAAATTTAGGGCTTTAAGATATTTTTTATTTTTTTCACTTGGGCTTTTCATTTTCTTTATCTTTGAAATAGCTTTAGTTATTTTAGATAAAGGAATTTTTTCTCCGTCTTTAATTTTAAGTCTTTTTCTTACAGTACCTTGTTTTAAATTGCCTTTTTTCTTACCTTTGGCAGCCATTTTTTCATAGGTGTCACCTTCATTTTTAGCCATTTTAGTAGCAGTAGCTATTTTAACTGCTTTCCAATCTTTACCGTAACGTTTTTTAAACTCTTTATCTGGTAAATCTTGTGCTATTTTTTCTTCTTTATCTGAAAGATCTCTTTCGTACATACTTCTAAAAGGAAAATTTCTCCTACTATATTTGTAATTATTTGGAACAGGTTTTTTTGGATTAGGATCATTTGTTTTAGCAAAATCATAATATTTGTCTCTAGGATCATATAAATCTTCTTTTAAACCTGTTACTATATCCCAAGCTTCGTTTTTTTGTTTATCTGATAAATGTTCTGGTAAAGAATATTGAAATAAAGCTTTATCATCCATTTTAATAAAACCTCTCATTTCAGTTCCTGACACACCTCCTGCTTGTGGTGGTACTAATTTTGTTTCAAATGTAATTCCTTTAGGTTCAGCAAATTTAGGTATATTTTTAAAACGAGTATCACTAACATCTTTTTCACCCATTCCCAAAAATACTGTAGATCCTTCAGGTGCTTCTTGTTCAATAAAATCATAAACATCTCTTACTGGGGAAACTCCTGCTGGTCTAACTTCTAATCCTGAATCATTTTGGGTGTAAAGTTTCCATAATTCAAGAGACATAGCTTGTGTAATACCATCTCTTTCTTTTGGTCCCACAAAAATTATAGTAGTATCTGCATTTGTGTTAGCAGATAACCATTTAGCCATGTTATAATGGCCTGCGTGAGGGGGCTTAAACCCACCAGGTAAAAGTGCGATTTTTGACATTAACTATACAGTTTATTATAAATATAAAATTCTATGAGAAAGCCATTCTCTTCTTCATTAACACAGAAGTAGTTAATTCTACTGCATTATGAAGTAATTTCGTAAATTGTTTAAAACCAAGTTCAGATGGGTCTTTATCCCCCATTTCTATAAGATAAACTTGTTTTCCATAAGACATAAATGTTTCAGCATGATTAAAAGCGTCTTTTAAAGCGTCCTCATCTAAAGCAAGATATATTTTTTCTACATTACTTTTAATAATTTTTTTCATTAATGTTGTAGATAATTTTTTTCCAAATAAAGGAATTGCATTACGTTTTATAGCCATAGCATCGAATGCGCCTTCACATAAAATCACGGGTAAATCCCAGTTTATATACATTTCAAATCCAATTATGTCCTTGGTACTGGAAGCCAACTTATGTTTAATATATGCGTTTTTATCAAATGAACGACCTACATAATAATTTAAAAAACCATCTTTATCATATGAAGGTATTACAACCATATTTTTTAAAGGACCTTGTTCACAATAATGTAAATCATATTTAACTACATCTTGTTGAGTGATTCCTCTTTGATCTAAATAATGTAATGCATGTTTCGACAGAATTGCTGATGATGACATTATAGGCGTTACTCCATGAGGAAATTGTAAAGTATTGGCATCTATTTTTTGTTTGGTTTGTTGTTTAAAATTATATTGCTTATCAATTTCTTTTAAAGCTCCAAATGCAGCTCCAGGTGCACCCGCTTTTTTAAGTAATTGAAATGCTCTATGACCCTTATAATTACAAACCCAACATTGGAATTTTTGAGACAACAAATTAAACGTAAGTTTTTTCTTATGATGGTTACAAGAGGGACAATTAAACACAGCTTCATCTCCTCCACGAGCAGATTTACTTCTACCTAAAATTGATTCTAATAACTGTTTTAATAAATCTTCTTTCATCTAAAATCTCTATCGTAAAACTTACCTAATATATTGTCATTAAGATATTTTTTATCTTCTAAAACTTCTAATATAAATTGGTATTTACATTCTAGATATGTAAGTTCTTTTTTATTATAAGCCACTTGTAAAATTTTTCTTTCTAAATCATCATTATTTGCATCTTTAATAAATGCGTGTGATCCATAGTAAGTTTTCCAATCGCTTTCTTTTAATACTCTTTTATATACTGGAGGACGACCTTTACCTTCCCATAAAGCTTTTTCTTTTTTACCTAATTTTTTCTTTAAATTGTAAATTAAAGATTTTTTACCAATGTATTTTTTACCTGTTGGAATGTGAGTTGTTTGATAGATGAAACCAAATGCACCTTCTGGAAGGTCATTAATTTCTTGGATGTGTTTGTTTTGATAGTACCATTGCATATACACAATGTACGAAAGCTATTTTAGGTATCCCAGCGAAGTACGATAGTTGTGTCAGTTTCGTTTGACATTCTTAAAGGTTGAGCCATTTTACCAACTACTAATAATTCGTTGTCTTCATTATATAAACCAACTGTTGTAACATAAGGTTTAAAAGCCGAGCTTGTTTGAAAACCAGCTATTTCTTCTTCGTTTATTGATCCTATTTTTCTAGCTGATATATTTGATGTATTATTAAATTCATGTTCTTCAATTGTACATTGATATTCATGTTCGTAAATTTGATGTGAACCTTGAAATTGTAAACTTTGTATAATACCATTACCTGTGGTATCTAACATACCTAAAAATTCAGGATGTGTTATTGTTACAAATCCATTTTTATAAAATATATTTCCTACGTAAGGTGAACTATTACCCCTACCTAAATGAGCTCCTATTTGAGTATCTGTTATTGCTTTATTGTATATTTGAATTTGACTCATAAAACCATTTAGATGTTTTTCTTTATCACCTTTACTACCTACATAAACATTAGCTGTATTTTGGGTTTGGTTTTTTGTGTTATCTGTACCTGTTACTATTGATGATCCATTTTTAAAAATAGCCATTGTACCATCTTTAACTCTACAAGTAAAATGAGTTATTGTGTTTAAAGTAAAAGTACCATTTATAGTTGTAGTGGTTTTACCATCTGACCTACTAAAATATATATTACTACCCTCAGCATAAATTTCAAAAGGAAATTGTGGTTCTGCTTCTATTTCATAAGGTGTATTATAAGGGTTACTAGCTGAATTATGTAATTCAGGAAAATTACCTGGGTTGGCTTCTTTAGTTGTGCTTTTAGAAATTAGATAAGATTTACCTGATGCACCATGATTTATATTTGCCCAAAAAGAAATTGTAAAATTATCACCAGGATTAAAATTAAAATCACCTTTATGTCCTATTCTTAATGATGAAAATGATGAGCTATTAAAATCTATACAAGGAAAATCACCACCACTTAATGATTGTTTTGAAAAATTAACATTTTTATATTGAAGTAAATTATGAAAATAACTGTCGTCATATTCATCTCCTTCTGGTGTGCTATATGAAGAAATAGGGTTTACTCTTTTAACACCATCTAAATAAAAATATTGATCTCTTCCATCAATAGAATATCCATCATAAGTGTTTAAATCATATCTTTTAAAACCATTTATTGGTCCTATGTCTAAAATACGTGAACGTACATCTGTTTCATAATTAGTGTCTATAAGATCTTTTTGATCATATCTTACAAGATTACCATATCCATCATCTATAACTTCATATGTACTTGAAGACAAATAAAAAGATCCTGGTTTAATTTCATGTCCATATAAACCCATAGGAATAGATAATACTCTAAAATGTTCATATAATTTTCTTTGGTGTTTTAAATAATTTAAATCATCATGACCAAAATATTTATCTCCTGTGGATATATTATTTATTTTGTTAAAATTTCTATAAAATAAATTATCTATTTGATTATATTTTATAGCTCCTGGACCATGTAAATCTATAGATTCAGAAGTCCATTTTCCTGTATAATGATTTATTGAATTAGAAGAAGCCGAAGAGGATACAAA